ACGGAAATCCGTGAACACTTTCTCCGGGTTTAAGTCCGGGCGTTGTGTCTGGCAGTAAGCCCTCCATGTTTCCGGCAGTGTCTCGAAGTCGAGGAGATGAGTCTTACTGGCGGAGCCGGTAGTGTGAGAGTGAGCAGGAGAGTGAGAGGAGAGAGGCGCGGGAGCGACTTCTCTCTCTAACTCTCTCTCTTTATATATGTCTTCTGTCTTATGTCTTATGTCTTGTATAACGTCCGTTTTACGTTCGTTATACGTCCGTATTACGTTCGTATCCGTCCCACCGCGGCTCCATCTCTTCGCTATTGCGGCCTTCGCTTTCTCGCTTTTCTCCTTCAGAGCCGCGATCTCTCTGTCCGCTCGCGGCTGTCTCCAGCCGTCATCCGTTCGGACGAAAAACTGAGAGAGGATGTAAGAGAGGGAATCGAGATCTCCGCCAGCGTAAGCCCGGGCGATCCGCTCACACTGAGCCTCCTGAATCGGAGCCTCCTGCTCGTAGTAGAGAGCGAGCAGCTTGAGATAGAGACCGAGCTCCGCCGTGGAGAGGAGTGAAGTACTGGCGGAGAAGTCATGGAAATTAAAATAAATCGCATGCATGGCGGAGCCCCATTAACTCTGTTCCGTTTCCGGGTTGTGCTTGAATGCGTTCAAGTAACGGACGTCCTTCTTATGCGGATGGCGGCGGGCCCGATCTTCATCGTTGTACCTGTCCAGAATATCGAGCATCATCCAGCGGACGCGGGGCATACCATTGACACGCCAGCCAGAGACTGACGCCGGAGCGATCCCAAAAATTCGAGCCACTGCTGTAGTCCCGCCGAAGTGGTCAATTTTCTGGTTAGTTATGTCCTGCCATACGGTATTAGTCTCCGGGTTGATCAGAGGCAGTAACTTGCGTTGGGCTCGGGTAAGATATTTCTTCATGTTAGGTAGTCCTAATATTCCGATATCTGAATATTAGGCTTTCCTAACTTGTTTTGTCAACACTCCTATAATTCTTTTTGTTAGTCTTACCTAACAGGCATACAAGGAGATTTATATGAGCACACTAGCAGAGCGAATAAAAAAAGCTATGGACTCCAAAGGGATAAGCCAGAGCGAACTAGCGAGAGCGGTAGGAATCAAACCCCCGTCAGTTAGCGGCTGGCTTTCAGGAACCACTAAAAGCCTCCGGGCAGAAACCGCTAACTTGGCTGCGAAAGCTCTAGGCGTGGATCCTGTATGGCTTATCACCGGAGTGGGTGATGAGAAACCAAAAGAGAAAGACCAACTCCCTGCCCTGGCTTCTCCCGGGGAGGAGGCAATCGCTTTAGAGAAGCTGGATCTGTGGGGGAGCTGTGGCGCTGGGGCGACTGGCTCCGACTATCCAGAAGTGGAGAAGATTCTCGTTAATCCTCTATGGTTCAGAGAGAACATTTCCCGATCACGGGCTAACAGCTTCAAGCTGATCACGGGACACGGAGACTCTATGGAGCCAACCATCAAGGATGGGGCCACTCTTGTAATAGACACGACCGAGACAGATATCAGAAAGAGAGATGGGATTTACTTTTTCCAGTATGACGGCATGAACTACATCAAGCGCTTGCAGCTTACGCCGGGCTCCGTCCTTGCAATCTCCGACAACCCTCGATATGAGAAATTCACTATCCCACTGGATGACATCGCCACGGTTCAAGTTTTTGGGCGAGTCGTCGCATCTTTCGAGATAGAAAAACACTAAGGGAAAACATTCGAAGAAAAGCCGGGCCAATGCCCGGCTTTTTTATGCCTAAAAAAATTAGCTTCACCTATTGACATTCGAATTAGGCTGTCCTAATATTCATGTTAGGCAAGCTTATAAGATTAATTAGGACTGCATAAAACAGGTGAAGATATGAACTACAGCGCTTTTAAAGAAGATCAGTATGAGGCCGACTGCCGGGAACGTGCAGCAACCGAAAGGCTGGCGGCTGAAGAGGATACAGCCAAGGAAATTCTGGGCTGGGTATTCGAGGCCGCTA